ATATAATTGTTTTGCTCTTTTTTCATATTCTTGCCGAAAATTACCGACTTCATGTTTTTTTGACCTGAATTCAATGTAAAATCCTATGTCATCTGAGGCATATTTCATTTTATTTCCTTAAACATATAACTGTAATATTGCCAGCGTTGTAGGCCAATCTTTATGAAGAATACCAATACCACCTGCTGCTATCCATTGGTCAATAACACTTTGTGTATCATCGATAATAATAGCGTCTGGCTTAGCAAAGGTATATTTAAATCTTTTACCTGGAACAAAATTGGTTGAGAAAGTGATATTGTGTGTATTCAACCATATCAACTTTTGTTTCGAGATTTCATCATATCTTTGTTGGTTAGCAGTAGATGATAATATCTGTGTTGGTACTGTGAGGTGTTTGCGTAAGAACATCAAACCATCTTCTGCACCATCCATCAAGTCCAAGGTTTCAAATTGTCTTGTTGCAATAAATTCATTAAAGAACTTATCAAACTTTTTATGTTTCTCAGCTTCTCTAGGTTCCATTCGATATTGTTCTTTGTACCGTTTATTAAAATCGGCAATTACTCCATCCATGTCAAGGTAGATCATGCTAATTTTTGGCTTATGCATATTCTTTAATCTTTTCTTTTAAAAACTTTGTAAATTTTTCTTTATCATATTTTATAAATGGTGTATATTTCTTAATTGTCCGACAATAGTTTGGCCAAATAATATCTTCGGTAACCTGTTTTTCCCAACGAGGCATACAACCGATAATATCAACTAATATACAAACAGTTTCTAATGAAATCTTGTTTTGCATTAATTTAGTAATTAACATTGGCCAACCACCATCAATACATTTGAAGTAATCATCCATACTCCAAAATTCAGCACCATCTACTGAATCGAATAGGTATATTGTATCATTTTCAAAAGTATATGTCAATGATTGTTGTGTTTTCTGCCACTTTTTATATACCTCTTCCCCATCAACTGTGTTCATATCACCTACCCATTTATCGCCATCCAAAAAATTGGCAATAAAGAAATCTTTTAATTCTTCCAGAGAGTATTTACGAGCAAGTTTATAGAATGTATATTTGTCTTTCCGTTTTAAAAACGAATCTTGTGATATATTGGTCTTACCATTATACTTCAAAAAGTCGTAATTATCGGACGTGAAGTGTAACTTTAGTGCATTATATAATGAGAATGTTGTGAATCCTGTTGTTTCTGTCATAACGATTTAATTAATATAATTTTCTTATTTTCGCCTGTGGGTTTAACAAACAATTCTTTTAATTCTGCTTTACTGTTCCACTTCATCGAACTACTCTTATGCGATGGTAATCCAGCGGTGTGGCCAATATTTTTCCAATTGTCTGCTAGATATACTGCACCATTTTTACCTGCACCAACAAATGTAATGATGTGTTTTAAATCATCACCATACTTTGCTTTCCACGCAGGTGGTGCCTTCTGCCTCAATTGTTTTAATACTTGTGTACCAGCGTTCTTAATGGATTTGGAAAAACAGAATCGCCAGTTATTTGCGATATTATTGAAGATTAACTTATATTCATTTTTCGACACAGAAAGATAGTTAAGTATATCCTTTGGTGGTGGATATACAGAGGAACCCACACCAATCATACCAATACATTCACCCAACAGACCATCATCAATATAAATCAACCAATCTATTCTACGACCTACTGAAGCATTAGATGCAACATAAGAATGGTGCGTTTCAATAATATTTTTTACTATGTCTTTTTGTTCTTGTGTGGTAACTTGAACCAGTTCAATCATACACCTTCTTCAATGGAAACTAATGTATATTTTGTATTTGAAACAGATGAATTTGCTTCTGTTTTGTTTTTAAAATATTTAAATATAATACTATTAAAACCCTTATAATTTACCTTAATCATAATAATTCTCCTTAAATTAAAACGGCAATTTGGAAGTTTTCTTCAAGAGATTTAACTCTTGTGCTTCATCACGAATCTTGGCCTTTAATGCCGATGATACCAATGTAGCAGATACTTCAATTTCTAATCCAGTTTCTTTGCAATAATGACAGATGGCGTCCATAAGGCCTAATCGTTTTTCGGTTGCCATCTGTTCAATCAACATACTAAATTCTTTTATTTCATCACGAGTTGGCATTTTAAATATTTCTATAGAAGATATGATTACCTATTTTCGTAACCACTTTGGTTTTATTCCAACCGGGGTTAACATAAACGGCATGGTAATATAATGCGTTTGATTCAGCAATTGTATCATGTAAGACTGGTTCTGTCAAGGCCTTTTTAGCAATCATTTGGGCTTCTTCCCATGCATACTTGTCTTTGATAAACAATTCTTTTACCATACAAGTCCAAGAAAACTGGCAAACGGTCCTTAGATTCTGATCTGTTGTTTTTTGGTATACAACAGAACAAATATCTTTTGGATATTTTGGATCATTCACACGATTCATTGTGACTTGTGCTACGGCTAGTTTACCTTCATAAGATTCATAACCGGCTTCATAGTAAATATTTTTAGCCAAGCAGTCTGCTTGTTTTTTATACTCAGCACTTACTTGTTTTACAGTAACCGAATTAATGAATTCTTGTGACAGAGTGGGTGCAGTCCAGATTGCTGTAATGGCAATTAAAATGACTGTTAATAAATTAAACTTTTTTGTGTTGATATTGAACATCATATCTCCTTATTGATTACGGTCGTTAATCTGACCTTGGTCTCCATTGGCGAATTTGATTTTATTTTTTTGGAGTGTTAAACATTTCGGTGAGCGTCACCGGCGAATTGGCAGAATCCTTATTGCATCAGATTCAGAATTGTAGTTTTATAAGCAAAATCCCTTTAATATTTAATATATGTATCTATTATATAGGCTCGGAGGCTATTTGTCAAGCTTGATTCTGGTAAAATTTGATGGCTTTTACCAATCCGTGTATATGGTCAGCGGTTTTTTGTTTAAATATTAGTGGTTCTTCATCTTCTACTGCCATAATAATTACCAAATTATCAATTGGTTGACCAATCATTTCCTCATACATTAGAGCATATGCGGATGTTTGCCAGAAATAATCCTCAATGTGAGAAATGTGTTTAATCTTTTTGGAGGTCTTGAAATCTATAACCGATAACTCACCATCAAACTCACCAATACAATCAACCCTACCCGCCATTCCTAACTGTTTAGACCATAAGGCACACTCTTGATAATGAATGTTGTTGATACGATTCAATAGTGGTTTAAGTGACCTAAACATTTCAACAGCATCAGGCATAACATCACCTAAAGATTCATTATTGAGATATCGTTCACAAAGAGTATGTACATTAGTACCACGACCTGTGGCCTTCTTTGATACACGATTGGCTTCTTCTTCACCAACTCTCTTACGCCATTTCATAATGGCTTCCTTTTTCATGGCACCCAATACTGTAGTGACTGAAGGTAATTTAGTTCCATCAGGTAAGGTGTAATATCGCTTACCGTCAGGAAAGGTTTCAGAATTTAAATTCGTGAGTATTTTTGGTGGGCAGTAATTAAACATCATTTCCATTTCATTTTATGTTTTGTAATAATTTTATGGCATCTTCATAGGATACATTAAAGATACTGACTGCCAAAATAATTCTAGGTTCTTTGGATTTATTGATCACACAATGTTCATATTCTGTATTGAGTAATGTTGGTCTGTTTGTTATATAATCGGCTTCTATTAGGTCAAAAAATATATTCTTACCATTGACTGCACCTTCTGTTGTTCCATCTTGTACATCATTTTTACTAACTTCTCTAAAAAGGGTACTGGAATCACTATTGTTTTTTAATGGCCACAATATACCACAAGTTCTTCTTCTATCAATATGCCAATCATAACAAGACATTGGTGGACTATACCTAAAACTAGTTTCAATGTAACCTAAAGTGTTTTGTAATTTCTTATAATAATCTGTATCCCCAAAAGTAGTCTGTGCGACATACAATCTAGAAGGACTTGATATCAACTTAAATTCGGCATTTAATCCTTCTTGAATAATATGTTCTGGTAAATCTGGAAGATTTGGAAAATTAGTGAAAAATTTGTTATACATCATACGCCTAATTGTTGTTTAATTTGGGTTACTGGTACCCAATTAGGTTGAATATGTGGAAACATACCTCTTAACTTTACATTTGACTGTATTCTCACATTATCAATACCTTCGTAACCATTAAATTTAGGCCTTCTTCGCATTTCTGGCCAATATTTGTGGTGAATCATCATTTTTTCTGTGCTTTTATTTTCATAGTTACTTCTAAAATAATCAGGATTTTTTAACATTAAATCAACTAAAGGCTCTTTATAATATGATGCATAAATCTCTGGGTTATGTTCAAAGAAATATAAATGATGTGTAGCATTATTATTTTTAAGCCATTCCAGTGTTGGTACATAACCTAGTCCCCTGTCTATACAAATCTCATTGTTGATCGTATTAAATACGGGCTCACCACCACAGATAATAGCACAACCACCAAGTTTCTCCACCGTTTCGAAAATAAACATTTGCATATATTTTCCAATAGTGTCTGATTGATATCCCTGTGAAATATACTTTTCGATCCCTGTTGTAAAAAATTCATACTCCTTTAAGTATATGATCAGGTGGTTGACTTGATATTTTTTACAAAAATCGTGAGCATATACAATATCATAATAATTTGTTCCAGATTCATGTTGAAAAATTATACCAATGAATGGTATTTTATTTTTTATAAAAGAGAGTGCAACAACCTCACTATCAATACCACCACTCATACAAAGATATATTGGTTTGTTTGTGGAGTTTGCAATTGCCAATGATGTATTGTCTATTTCCTTATCCCAAGATTGTAGTTCTCTTGTGATGTGTTTATAGGACATTATAAATTTGCCATCAATATACGAATAATCAAAATTAGAAAGAGTATTCATTCTACACCTAAATTTTGTTTCATCATACTGACGGGTATAAACAAATCTTGTAAATCGGGAAATCTCTTTCTTAATTCGGTTTCAACCGGATTTCGAATATTTTTTTGAATATTTTCAAATCCACTTGCTTTTTCTCGTTTAATCATTTCCGGCCAATGTTGATGGTAAATGATTTTCTTTTCGTTACTTGCATAGTGATGGTTTACAAAATATCTAGGGTCTTTTAATAACAATTTTACTACATCCAAATTCAGATAAGAACAGTATAATTCCGGTGAACTATGAAAGAACCATAGATTATGTCCGGCATTATTATTTCTACACCATTCCATACCTAGTATATAAGATGGGTTCATCTTTAGACAAATTTGATCCTCAACAGTATAGAACACCAATTCACCTGCACCACCTAAAGCAAAACCACCTAAATTTTCTATGGTTTCCAACATGAATAACTGTAAATAGTGATATATGTTTGTGGAACGATAACCCTGAGCAATATACTTTTCAATTCCTTTTGTGAAAAAGTGTTCAGCATCAATTGATACTGATATCTGCTCTATATTATTTTCTTTACAGAACCTATCAGCATAACTTGTGTCATTATAATTGGTACCCTTTTTATGTTTGACGGTAAGGGCTTTAAATTTAATTTGTGATTCAATTAATAAACGAGCAACCACTTCACTATCAATACCACCACTCATACAAAGATATATTGGTTTATCTGTAGATTCGGATATATTCCTAATAGAAATTAATAATTCTTCTTTCCAGTTGTTAACCGTTCTTGTGACTGGTTTAAATTGGATTCTAAATCTTTGGTTTATATTTGTGTTTGGCCAAACACTATTTGGAAGATTTTGATAATTATAATCAAAAGCAATCATTTAATATAGGTTCTATTTAACATTGTATGGTTGTGGTCAGTAGGTCCCCAATCACCATCGGGATGGTAGGGCACAACTGTCATATGACTGGTTGTTGTTCTGAATCGGTGTGTTTCTCTTTCTTCAATACAGAACATATCACCAACCTTTAAAGGCACTTCTACCTCTTTACCCTCTTTCATTACATTGGAGAAACCTTCACCAGCAACTACAACACCAAGACGAATACTTGGATGAATATGAAATGTTTGGTCAATACCTGAAGGGAAGAATAGTGCATTAAGTGATGGATCACCTTGTCGTGGAGGATAGATTAATAAACTATCTGAACATCCATCAATATAACATAATCTACCAGAATTTTCAAGCGGTCCGCCAATTTGATTTTGTCCTTTGAATCCGATTCGAGAAAAGAATACCGCTTCACCCGAAACCACAAACCGAGTGGTTGTTTTGGTGTGAATACAGAAATATTCATTTTCATATGCCGTGTGATTATCTCCTAAATCTACTCCACCAGACAATACAAACCCATATGTGGTAGAATGCGCTGGCGTTATGTAAATGGTATCTTTAACTTTTCTTGCAACCGATGGATACATGGTATCGGTCATATCAATGTAATCGCTTATGATCATTTTATTTTTTCCTAATTTTTTACTAGCATATAATGTATTTATCATGAACATCAAGTACTTCTATTTTCATGGTTTACTTACAAAACTATTTTTAAAGTTATAATATTTTTCATCAATAAAATCTTTACTAAAATTTAAATTTTCATCAATACTATAAAGAGTTTCTTTTGCTTTTACTATATTGGATAAACTTCCGGTTTTTGTTTTTTTTATATAATCGGTATCTTTGGTAAAATCTATGCTGTATTGTTTTGATATATTTTTGCTATGTTCACTTGTATCATTCATATATTTATTGTAGTTGTTCATAGACCATAACTGGAATTCTTTGGTACTATAAAATGTAGTATAATTTTCTTCCAATTTTAATGTATTTTGATTAATTG